TTAGCAAACCAAGGAATTGTAGACACTACGTTTGCAGAAGGTGGTGGAGCTTATGGGGCTGGTGTAGGTAACAAACCTACTGTATCTGCTTTTACTGCACCTGACTACGCACCTAGAGAGCTAGGTAAGTTCCAAGGTAATCTCTCTGCACACACATCAAGTTCTTTAGATCAGATTAAAGAGTTCCAAGCTCGCCTTGAGCCTCTAATGGCTCCAGAGATGGCACGTTTACAGACACAACAGAAGCTAGACTACAAAGATGCTGTTGAGCAGGCGTATATACAGAATCCAGAGATTCAAGCACTGTACAACGAGTACGATGTAAAGCCTTTCAGAGCTACTAAAGATGGTTCTATTTACTTATATGACCCGTTTACTTTTGGTGAGATTAGAACACTAGAAGTAAAAGATAGAGATTTACAGAACGCTCTAAAAGCAGTTACTCAGATTGGCGTAAGTATTCTTACAGGTGGTGCAGGAGCCACTATGGGACTTACAGGCGCCGCAGCCGCAGCAACAAGTGCCGCTGTATCAGGATTTACTACGGCTGCGTATGGTGGAGATAAAGACGCTATCCTTAACTCTATGTTAATGGCTGGCGGTACTTCTTTACTTAAAGGTGCAGTTGATAAAGTTAAGCAAGGTGTAGAGAACGTAGCTGAAGAAACTCTACAGGCTGTTAGTCCAGAACTAAGTGTTGAGTTACCAGAGATAGTTTCTGCTGAAGCTGCTGAAGCTGCGGTAACTGACCCTAGTAGTGTTATAGACTTAGCAGGAGATCCTTCTGCTTTTGACAATATAGACATTGCAGCTTTTACTCCTGAAACTGTTGCTTCTACTTTAACTGATTCTCAACATTTTACTAACACTATTAGAAGAATTGTAGATGATGTTGGTGGAGACGCTGCTTATCAAAACTTAACTCCAGATCAGTTTGGGCAGCAGTTGCTTAAACATGGAGGAGGAAGAGCTTACAGACAGATCTTTGAATACGGAGGAGATCCAAGAGCTTTAGTAGATATTCCTGATGAAATAATTTCTTTTGTTGGCGGTGTTGGTAATGTTCCAGACTTTATTATGGAAACAGAGATGGAGGACTACACTAGACCTCCTTCATCACGAACAGAAACCACAGTTGATATAAGTAAACTAGAAGATACTCCAGTAACAGAAACTCAGCCTACTAGAGAGTCTTTCTTACCTTCAGATCAGCCTTCAGGAGGCGGTGGTGGAGCAGCAGGAGGTACTGGTTTAGCAGGAGGCGCTACAACAACTACTTCTGGTTCAGTAAGTGTAACTCCTTCTGTTGATTACACTGCACCGGGATCAGTTACCTCCAGTTTATTTGGAGATGTACTAAATACTGCTGCTGCGGTTGCCGGTGTTGACACTTCAACATCTCCAATAACTCCTGTAGCTACTACTGCTCCTGTTACAGAAACAACTCAGACTACAACCACAGAGCCTACAAGTATCTTTGAAAACACTACTGATGATACTACTACTGCTCCTGATACTATAGGTGGGGGATCAACAGGAGGCGTTGAAGAACCTATAAGCACTGGAGGTGCTGAAGGTACTGGCGCTGAAGGCGGCGCTAGTGGCGGTACTGATGACGGTAGTGGTACTGAAGGTGACGGAGCTTCGGGTCAAGAAGGTGGTGATGACACTGCTGGAGACGGCACTGATGCCGGTGGAGGCGCTGGTGATGCCGGTGACGCTGAAGGTGCAGGAGATGGCACTGGAGAAGGTGAAGGCACAGGAGAAGGAACTGGAACAGGAGAAGGCACTGGTGACGGTGATGGAACAGGTAGAGGCTCAGGTGCAGGAGAAAGTTTAGGTATTGGTGGAGCAGGGGGTATTGGGACATCTATGTTCTCAGACTATCTTTACGGTTTCCAGCGTCCTCAGATTTTAGAGCCAACGCTACAGTTAGGAACTTACCAAGCCCCTGTATTTCAGGGTTTATTTAGAGGAATTAGATGAGTACCAGTTATTTAAGCATAGTCAACGAGGTACTACGTAGGCTACGAGAAGAAGAAGTATCCACAATTACACAGAACACCTACAGCAAGATGGTAGGTGACTTTGTTAACGACGCAAAGCAAATTGTAGAAGATTCTCACCAGTGGTCTACATTACGTACAACTATTGTAGTGCCTACTGTAGAAAATACTACAGAATATAGCTTGACAAACGCTGGAGAACGTGTTAGAATATATAGTGTCATTAACGACACATCAAACTTCTTTATGCACTATCAGACACCTAACTGGTTTAACAATGCTTATTACATTTCTGGTGAAGTAACTGGTAGTCCTGACTCATATACCTTTAGCGGTATTGACAGCAATAGTGATACTAAAGTAAGAGTGTACCCTAAACCATCAGGTGTCTTTAACTTACGCTTTGATTTAATTGCTAGAGAAGATGAACTGTCTTTAGATACAGACACTACAGTCTTACCTAAGAACGCTATAGTACACAACGCTGTAGCTTTGTTGGCTAGAGAGCGTGGTGAAACTGGTGGAACTACAGCACAGGATTACTTCTTGATTGCAGACAGACACCTATCTGATGCTATTGCTTTAGATGCCTATAAGAATCCTGAAGAGTTTATCTGGACTACTCCCTAATGGCTCAGAACAGAGAACACATATACATTGCTGCTCCGGGATTTAAGGGTCTTAACACTCAAGACTCTCCTGTAGCTCAGGATGCGACCTTTGCTGCTATTGCTGAGAACATGGTGATAGACAAGTTTGGTCGTATTGGTGCGCGTAAAGGTCTGAAGAAACTAACGACCAGTGCTACACCTTTAGGATCTAGTGATGGTATTGAGTCTATCTTTGAGCACGTAGATCACAGCGGTGACAAAGTAGTGTTTTCCGCCGGTAACAACAAAGTGTTTACTGGTACGACTACACTTACTGATGTTACTCCCGGTAGCTATACAGTTAGTGCTAACAACTGGAAGATCATAAACTTTAACGACCATGCTTACTTTTGGCAGCGTGGTCACGAGCCGTTAATTTATACTGACCACGGTGGCAGCGGTACATTAGAAGCCTTTAGCTCTCACAGCCACGCTACAGGTACACCACCACAAGCCAATGAAGCTCTAGCAGCCTTTGGTCGTGTGTGGGCTGCTGACGTTACTGGTAACAAGCATACTGTTTACTGGTCTGACTTATTGTCTGGTCATGCGTGGACAGGAGGTTCTTCAGGTTCCTTAGATATTACAACTGTATGGCCTACAGGTCATGATGAGATTGTAGCGTTATCTGAGTTTAATGACTTCTTAGTTATCTTTGGTAAGCGTAGTATTATCTTGTACTCTGGTGCTAGTTCACCGTCTAGCATGGTACTAGCTGATGTTATTACTAACATTGGCTGTATTGCTAGAGACAGCGTACAGTCTACAGGATCAGACCTTATATTCTTGTCTGACTCTGGTGTCCGTAGCTTGGGTAGAGTCATACAAGAAAAGTCTAACCCTATTGGTGACGTATCTGTAAATGTACGTGATGACTTAGTACAGGCAGCAGCAGTAGAGACAGGTAACATTAAGTCAGTCTACAGCGAAGAGAATGCTTTTTATCTGCTAATCTTACCTGAAGTTAACAACCTTGTGTTCTGCTTTGACATGCGTGGTAAGCTAGAGAATGGAGCTAGTAGGGTAACTACATGGCCGTTTACTGGTATCCTGTGCGCTACAACTACGGACAACAATGAAGTTTACTTTGGTAACTCTAAAGGTATCAATGAATACTCTGGTTTCCTAGACGATACTTCTACTTACACAATGAAGTACTACACCAATGCTCTTTCGTTTGGTGACGCTAGTAAGCTAAAGATTCTAAAAGAAATAACATTTACTATTGTAGGTGGTCAAGGCACAGACCTATTGTTAAACTGGGGTTACGATTATACTGAAGGATACACCAAACAACTGTTAACAGTAGACGATGCGTCTATTGCAGAGTACGGTATCTCTGAGTACAACGTAGCAACCTCGCAGTACAATGCGTCTATCATTGTAAACAAAGCAACAACTAAAGCTACTGGATCTGGCAGAGTAGTAACTATTGGTTTAGATGCCACAATTAATGACAAGTCATTTTCAATACAAGATGTAAACATTGAAGCATTCATAGGTAGAACAATTTAATGAGTAATTATACTAAGACTACAAACTTTGCAGCAAAGGACTCACTACCTTCAGGTAACGCTGCTAAGATTGTCAAAGGCACTGAGATTGACACAGAGTTCAATAACATTGCAACTGCATCAGCAACTAAAGCAAACTCTAACAATGCTGCACTTACAGGTACAACTGTATTTGAAACTTTGTCGGATGGTACCCTTAGCATTACAGGATGGGTTGATGAAGACAATATGTCATCCGACAGTGCATCCCTTGTGCCTACACAACAGTCAGTCAAGGCATACGTAGACTCACAGGTTACTGCACAGGATCTTGATGTAACTGATGGCTCCACAAGCATTGACATTGACTTGGACTCTGAGTCTCTAGGTATCTTAGGTGGCACAGGTATTGACTCTACTGCTTCAGGTACTGGAGTTACTCTAGCTATTGATGCTACTGTAGCTACTCTAGCAGGCACACAGACGTTAACCAATAAGACTCTTACGTCACCTACGCTTAACACACCTACTATTGGTACTTCGTTTACTATTGGCTCCGCTACGATCACTGAAGCAGAACTAGAAATTCTGGACGGTGCTACAGTAACTACAGCAGAGTTAAATGTACTGGACGGTATCACCAGCACTACTGCTGAGTTAAACATACTTGATGGCGTAACGTCTACCGCAGCAGAACTTAACATTCTTGACGGTGTTACTTCTACTGCTGCTGAACTTAATATCCTAGATGGTGTGACAAGCACTACTGCTGAACTAAATATCCTAGACGGAGTTACCAGCACAACAGCAGAGCTAAACATTCTTGATGGTGTGACTGCCACTACAGCAGAACTAAACCTGCTGGATGGAGTTACTGCTACCACAGCAGAACTAAACTACGTTGATGGTGTTACTTCTAATGTACAGACACAGTTGGATGCTAAGGCTCCAATTGCTGGAGCTACATTCACAGGCACTACTACTATACCTACTGCTGACATCAATGGTGGAGCTATAGACGGTACTGTCATTGGTGGCTCATCCGCTGCTGCTGGTAACTTTACTACTTTAGGAGCCTCTGGTGCTATTACAGGTACTCTGGGTACTGCTGCACAGACTAACATTACAAGCGTAGGCACACTTAGCAGCTTAACAGTCTCTGGTGATGTCACTGTAGATACAAACACACTGAAGGTAGACTCTACTAACAATCGTGTAGGTATCCTTAACGCATCTCCTGATGTAACCTTAGACGTTGGTTCAGCCACAGACGCTATGCACGTACCTGTAGGTACTACTGCACAAAGACCCGGAAGTCCTGCTGCTGGATACTTTAGATACAATAGCACTACAGGTGGATTTGAAGGCTACACAGACGCTTGGGGAGCTATTGCTGGCGGTGGTGGTGGAGTAGCGCCTAGTATTGACACAATGACAGGTGATGGTTCTGATACCACACTTGCGCTTACTAATGCTCCTGTTAATGAGAACGCTACCTTTGTAACTATTGACGGCGTAACTCAACACAAAAGCACCTATAGTGTCTCTGGTACTACTTTAACATTCTCTACTGCACCTCCTACTGGTTCTGCTGTAGAAGCTATTACACTTAACACTACTACAAT